ACGAAGGATACCTTCAGTGAGTGTGACAACGTCTAAGCCTAACTCCATAGCATCGAGGAGGTCATCCGTACTCTCAGCTAGACGCTCAAGGTGAAAGAATACAGCCTCTTCAGGCTCAGTCATCTGAGGAGGGTTCTCGTACGGTGCGTTCTTAGGTTCAGCAGTCAAAGACTGTCCTGGGATAATAGCCATTGTTGTTATTCCTTATGCTCTACCAAAACGGTGGTTGCCGATGTCTGTCCAGTTACTACCTACGTTACCGCCCCAAGCTGGGGAAGCTACATTAGGGTTGTAGTAGTGAGTAGCACCACCTGTTACGTCTGTATAGTCTCCTGAGATGATAGCATCTGCAGCCTTTAGAGCTGACTTGCCAGGGCGTACCTTGTCCATGTCGATAGCGCCTTCACCACCAGCATAGCCTGTAACACCATTCCAAGCAGAGAACTGACCTGGTTTCATGATAACACCAGAGATACCCTCTCCGTACTTACCTGAGGCAGCTCGGTTAGCAATAACAGAACCAGCAGCAAGCATACCATCGTAACCTTCACCACCAGCTTCAGCTTGAAGTGTAAGAGCTAGAATCTCTCTGTCTGAGAAGCTACCAACACCTACTGTTCCTGGACGTGGGTTAGGGCGAGGGGATGTCTCAGGAGCTGATGATGACTCAGTAGGAGCCTCAGGTGTTAGGGCCTCCATTAAGGCTTGTCCGACACCTGAAGCTGTACTGCTTTGTGCCTCTGTCTGCTCAGGGCGCGCACGGGGCCGCATAAGGCCCTCTACAGTGGCTTGCTTAGTCTCTTGGGCAGTAGGGGCAGCAAACTTAGACCTGCTGTCCAGGACCGCCTTACGTGCTCTCTCAAGGGAATCTCTATATGTGAACTCTGACATGTTATTATTAATCCTTATTTGAAGAGAAGGCGAGTTAGTAGGTAACCTTTAGCTGCATCAGCTGCGCCTTTAGCTTGCTTATTTGCCATCTCCTTCTGGAGGGCCTCAGTCTTACCAGCTAGGAAGATGCTCATTGCTCTATCCTCAGCACTCTCAGACTGACGGAAGGCTTGGTCCATGATGTCACGCTCACGTTGCCAAATCTGATCCATTGTAGACTGAGTCATGTTATTAGTTGCTTGAGCAGCTTGACGGTTAGCTTCGTTCTGTGAAGCTGTGTTGATAGTAGAGGCGTTCTGTCGCCACTGAGCGTTAGCTTGCGCGATGACCAAAGCATTCTGAGCATTGAACTTGTTTGTATCTAACTTCATACCAGCATTGAACTGCTGTACCTGTGTAGCCATGTTAGCGAAGAACTGATTAGTCTGGTTCTCACTAGCAGCGTTAAACTGAGCAGCAGCGTTTGTAGCAGCTTGGTCACTAAAGATAGATGATATCTTCTGCTGTGACTTAAACAACTCAGTCTGTTGAGCCAAGTCCATGTTCTTCATATCCATAGCGAGGAATGATTGAGCATTGACTACAGCCGCTTGTTGACGGTTGTTAAGGTTAGCCATGTCCATGTTAGACATAGCAGCTGCGTCAGACAGAACCTTAGCATTAGCTGCACTCAGATTAGCTAAGTCAACGGACTGAGCCATACGAGCGTTCTCTAAGGCTACCTGCTGTTCAGCAGTGAAGTTCATGTTAGCGATGTCACTGATCTTAGCAGCATTAGCTACTTTAGACTGGAAGTTCTGTGTGAACTCCATACCTAAGAAGTTAGCACGTTGCTCAGCTGCAAACATAGCAGTCTGTTGACGGTTAGATAAGTTCTGTGACTCAAACTTAGCGAAGGTAGCTGCATCAGCTGCAGCAATAGGTAGAGCTGACTCCATAGCTGCTTGGATAAGAGCTTGACCAGCTATACTAGAAGCACCAAGACCACGAGCAGCCATAGCAGCTGTCGCGTTACGGAGGGCACCAGCGGCCCACGCAGGGGGTTCAGTCCCCTGGAAGTCCTGCATAAGCTCACCCATCTGACCACGTACTGTAGCCTGTGCCGAGGGGTCTGCTTGAGCAGCTTGTATGTCTAGCGCTTCATCTACAGCAGCCATATCAACAGCTGAACCTGAGATCAACTCACCAGTCTGAAGGGTACGTTCAGCAGCAGGAGATACTACTTGTGCTTGACCAAGTTGAGCTGCATCAAGACCTAGTTGAGCTAACTCAGTAGGGTCAGTCGTAGCAGCTTGAACTGTAGCATCTGCTGAGACCGCACCTTGCGTAGCTTCTACACCGGCAAGAGCTGTGTCTACTTGACTACCAGACAGAGTGGGGTCTACCCTAGCTGCGTCGAAGGCGTCAGGTGCTGTGATCTGAGGAGCACTCCCGATACTACCAGTACCAGCAGCGATGTTAGTTCCAGCAGCATTAGGGTCGATCTGTGCGACATCAGCTGTAGAGACTAAGGACCCAGGGTCTGTGACAGATGCAGTCATCATATCAGCTGCACCTTTAGTAGTCTTGGCAGCTTGGGCTGAAGACCCGATGGGCACTACTCTACCATCAGCTCCAATCTCATATCCGTTTGGAACGATCTGGCCGTTGACTAACTGACCTCCTTGAGGCCTTAAGAGAGACCCAGAGCCAGAAGCTTTAACTTTAGCAGCTTTAGCCCTAGCAGCAGCATCACGTTTAGCTTTAGCAGCAGCATCACGTTTAGCTTTAGCAGCAGCATCACGTTTAGCTTTAGCAGCAGCAGCAGCCTTCTCAGAAGCTGATGGACCGGAGTTACCACCACCACCGCCACGGGCAATGTAGCTATCGAAGCGAGTAGTAGGCATAAAGGGGTTATAGATCATCAGAAAGTCCTTCTGTGTAGCTTTTGTCTATCATAGAACCTTCGAAAGTGGACCTGAGTGGTGGTTCCATAGAGTTCTTTGTGCTCTCTCCGTACGGCTCTCATCATCTTGAGAGTATGACCATACGGAGCTATGAATTCGATACCCCAGAGTAAGTAGTCATTACCTGGGTTTTCTCTTTGGTAGTCTTCTGCGACTGGTTGGTACTCATCCGTTAGGAATAGATTGGACTGAGTAGGAGATAACCAACACCAAGTTATAAGACCTATAGGCTTACTCTCTTGGTAGTATATTCTTATTCTATTGTAGGAGATGGGTAGGAGGAGGTAGGTATGGAGTTCCTCTAGGGTATACTTAGAGTGTATATCACCTTCATTGAACAACTCCATACCATCTAACACTGCTGTGTACTTGTCTATTACCATTGAGTACCTATGTATACCTATACATTACCGGGGGGCAACTATAAGTCTTATTATACACATTCTTTGGGTACTTGTCAAGTACTAAATTAGATAGGTGCAGCTTCTAGGATAATCAGAGTACCAGCAGCTACCTGCTTGAGTATCTCTGCGTAGTGGCGGTTGGATGGGTCCAAGGGGATAGACATGAGTAGTCCGTCGATTGTTGCTTGGATTGACGAAGGGTTGCCAGTGAGTTCGTCAGTACCTTGTGTGGCGCTTGTGATGTTCATTTGGGTTTCCATCTTATAACTCCGCATCAAATGTAAGCTCGGCGTCATTGTTTGCTTCGGTATTTATATAACCGCAATTACCGATGCTTAGATTTGCAGTTGTTTTGCTAAAGTTCATCGTTGCCCCAGTTGGAGTGGAGGTCTGTAACCCGATATTACTACATACCTCATCCCCACCTACATTGTTATTAACCCTAAAGTTACCCACCCCATTGTTGCCTAGCGTTGGACCTGTACGCATAGTGACGGGGTGCATAAACTCACCCTGCATTATCGTTGTGCTGTGCAAGCGGCAAGGAGATTTTATAGTCTGGTAATATGCAGTGTACTTCAAGTTGTAGAAATACCGCTGGCATCTCGCCAGTTCGTCCCCGTAACTCCTGTGCTCGAAGGGGGTGGCTGTGTCGCCTAGCTCAAGTTGGACGCCTGCTATTTGCCATGTGGCAGAAGAGGTTGCCACTACTTTGGTCGCCCCAGAGAAGGTAAACTTATTGCCTGTTCCCCAAGTATCCTTCGTTGCTTCAAAGTTAGTGCTGGAACCCAAGTCCCAAACAACACGCAAACCAGCACCATTTGTGCTGTTCCAAGTGCCAGAGGTTTTCCCAGTGAGGGTTACTGTCTTGTACTCCCAAGTACCTGCAGAACCTATGGTGTAAGAAGTTACAAAGGAATCCGCCGCCGATGCGCTCATTAAGGCCATACCAAAGTTCCCCGTTAGAGAGCTTTTAACCCAGAAGCTAACGGTAAACTCTTTTGCATTCGCTGTCCCTAGAGCTAAAGATGACGTATTGTACCCTTCAATGTTGTGCGCTAAATTGAGTTCGTTTGCACCAGATGGCGTACTGCCTGTACCCATAGCCACCTTCAAGCTGTTAGAAAAGCCGACAGGTGCATCAGTCTCCTGAGACATTGTTACAGCCGTCGAGGAGTTTTGATAAACGCCAAACCTGTCCGCCAAGAAGGTCTTGGCTATATTGGTAAGGGTAACACTAGCAGTCCCCCTCTGCGCTACCTGCATACCACCGTTGATAATCATGTTACGGTTGCTCAATGCACCGTCTGAATACGCATTGCCTAGATCGGCTAGGCCTCTAGCTTTGCTGGTCATACCTTAGACCTCCTGTGAAGCTAGGTGTGCTACGTAAGCAGCCTTAACCGCAGCAGTGTGAACAGCAGCACAGATAGCCTGAACCTCTGTACTCTCAGCAGTGACGTCAGCGTCTGGTGCTACAACATGACGATGGAAGGAACGGGATAGTTCAATACCGTCCTCCTCGATGACCGTCGCTGTACGGACTTGGATAACCTTGAAGTCACCCACGATTTCGATCTTGTCTTCGGTAGTGCGTTTAGTGATAGCCATTGTAAGGCTCCTTTGTTTATCGTGGCGTTGTTGCCACCTGACTGCCCTGTGATCCAACAGGGGTGGTTAGCTTGGGGTTGTGTAAGTGACAGAGAAAAGAAGGATGCTGCTAGACAAGTTGGCAAACGAAACACCCGTGTTGTTAAAATTAATGACGTAAGCTAAGGTGCTATTTTGTTCTACCCGTATAAGTGGAGTTCCAGCCGCCCCTGAGTTGTGATTTAACGGAGCTGACGCAGACTCAGTAGCTGTTGAAACAAAAGGCAAACCACCGATGAAAGCATGAGAGCCATTTGTGTTACTGGTTATAGCCCCCACGTAACAGGTAAGGGTTACTTGAGACCCTATCTTCACATAGTTTGCTGAGTTAACACTCAGTCCAACAGTGCAAGTTGGCGTCCAAGTGCCTTCCTCGTAATCATCGAGCTTATTAGCTGCTGCTGTGCCACCGAGGTAGACGCCGCCAGACAGGTAGAGGTCAGACCAACGGTCACTAGCTTGACCTAGGGAGTGTGCGCCGAAGGGCAAAACGGCTGTGCCAGAACAGTATACACCCGCACCTGAGACCTTGCGGAAGTAAACATCAGTGCCAGCATTCCCAATACTACCCACAGTGGTGCCGTCCTTACGGAGGTCGATAATAGAACCATCGGAGCCAGTGCGGTTAAGGTCCGCTACTACCCCTGACCGAGACGCCGATACAAGACCAGTAGCAGTCAGCACGTCAACACTGGTAGTCCCAGTGAACGTCTGGTTAGCCACCTCAAACGGTGTGTAGCTAATGATCTCTACTACATCAGAAGCAGCAGCCCCAGTGGTGAGTACTACATCAGAGGAGTTAGTAGCTGTGTAGTCCACGGTGTCTAGCAAGTGAATGCCGTTGAGGTACACGTCTACGAACTGAGGCGTGTACCCTACTGTAGCGAAGGTAGTCTGTGAAGCTGTAGCCGTGAAGGTCTCACGGTGCTGTGTAGCTTGTGGGACTGGCTGTGTGCCGATATATCCACTCATGGTGTTACCTCCAGTGCTGTTAGTCGGACCTCTAGGGCCTCGATCTTGGTTAGTGCCTCTTGCAAGGCTGCTGTTAGAATGGGTGTGAGCTTAGAGTAGTCAACAGACTGCATGTCAGGGACACTACGGGTTCCCATGACTGCTTCTGTGACCAAGGTGTTCTCTGTGGTCTCAGGCGCAGCTTCTACGGCTGGTGTTAGCTCAAGGCCTTCATCATCATAGGTGGCTGCAACTGCGTCAACAGCAGGCGTCACTACGTCCTCATAGACAGCTGGGGTTACCTCGTACTCTTCGTCCTGCATGGCGTCTTTAGTGCCTTGGACTGCACGGGGGTGAACCTCTTGTAGTTCATGAGCAAGGAAACCATCATACCATAGGCCATCTACGATAGCTGTGTAGGTGCAGGGCTGCATTGCCATAACAGTGTCAGCAGCGCCTTGGATAGCAGTTACGTTCTCTTTGAGGCGGTAATCTGAGGATGTGTTGTAGGAGGTGGCGGATGCGCTTGTTGTGACTGTACCTACATAAGCTCCACCTCTAGCAAAAGACAACGGGTACTGTGTTCCACTATTTGATGTAGTGCAGGCGATCCCGCCATCTGGGTGTAAGACAATACCTGCCACAGACTGACTTGTTGTAACGGTCTTACCCACAAGCACATTGCCCGATGAGTCAATCCTGAGCCTCTCGGCAGCGCCTGTCTTGAACGACACTATATCGTTAGCGTTGTGGACGTACATGCCGTTCGCTGAGAAGCCGCAATAACTGTCGTTTGCAGTTAGCTGGAAGTTAGCAGACGCTTGGATTGTCCCGATAACGTGCAATGCCTCACTAGGATTAGCAGTGCCGATCCCAACATTTCCGGACCCGTCAATCCGCATACGTTCTGTTTCGTTAGTGCCAAAGATTACGTCACGGGTGGCTGAGTTAGTATAGATATTCATGCCCTGTGCGTTCAGAGCAATAGCACCTCCGTAGCCATCCCCGTCGAGCTTTAGTTGACCAGACGCTGCGGCATCCATGTCGATGTTAGTGCCGTTGGTGGTGCTGATGATGCCATCCACAGTCAACCCATCGCTGGTCAAAGTACCCGTGATGTCTACGCCTGTGGCTGTGGTGGCGAGTTTGTTTACGTCATTGTGTCTGAGATAGACAGGTCCGTTCAATTCCCCAATAAGATATGTCTCACCAGAGTTTGACTGAAGCCTAATGTTGTTTGACCCACGGATGTATAAATCACCTGTCCCTGTATCGTTTATATAACTATTACTACCGTCATGATAAATCTGTAGGTCAGACCCAGCACCAAAGATGGCCTTGTCGTTGTCTCCGAAGGAAACATCAGCAGCCGTAGCAAACCCACCGTTAAACACAGCCGGAGCCGTGGTGGTCAGGACGCCTGTTACGAGGGCAGTCGTTGCCATGTTCACAGCACCATCAATGTCAACAACATCTAGGTTAGTGGTACCGTCTACGTCTATGTCACCTGTAACGACCGCAGCCGTTGTACTAAGTAAGACAGCCTTTGATCCGATATAACCAGCCATTAGCTTTGCTCCAATACACTCAGGATCACATCAGCAGAGGTAGCCGCATCACTCGTTACAACAACAGTGTTAGTTGTCTCTAGAATGATCTTACCGTCAAGTACTGATACTGCTGAGTTAGCTGGGATAGGCACACCCTTCACTAAGTAAACACCAGCAACCTGGACATCTACAGCAATCTGAGAAGCAGTGACGTTGGAGATATTAAGTCCAATGACAACTGCTGTAGTCGAAGCACCTACCGTATACGTAGTGACAGGCGAGGTGCCAACACTAGCGGAGGTGTAGTTAAGAAAGGTATTAGCCATTTGTTAGTTCCTTGTTTGATTACCCTAGGGCGATTGCCAAAGCAAGGGCTGTACCCGCTTGGTCTACGTCTAATGTTGTTCTTGAGGTTGCTGCGTCAGCATCGTCTACTAGAGACGCACCGTACGTGGAGATGGTTGTCGAGGCAGGGAGGACTAGCGTTTTGATATCTGCATCGACCTCTGAATCCATCAAGGCTCCAGCTGCGGTTACATTAGTGACATCAGTCACATCGGCTAGCGCTTCGATAGCGTTCAACTTAGTATGATCAGCGTCGGTAAAGACGTTACTGTCAGTCGCCGCTTCTACAGCTGTACGAATCTCTGCGTCTGTTTGGTCTGCTGTAGCACTAGCCTCGATAGCGTCTAACTTAGCACCGTCAGTAGCTATATCACGTCCGTCTACCGTACCGGTTACGGTAATGTTACCGGTAGCTGATAGGGCCGTGAACGTACCTGCTGCTGGAGTTGCACCCCCGACCACTGCTCCGTCTACTGTACCACCGTTTATATCAGCTGTAGTAAGCACTGCGGAGGCTACTGTCATGACACCTGTAGTATCAGCGATAGATGCTGAGGCAGTGCCGTCTTTAGCCTTGATGTTAGTAACCTCTAGGTTAGTCATATCGAAGGTAGTAGCATTAACAGTTGTAGCGTTAATAGTTACGAAGGTAGGGCTATCAGTTGTAGCTACACCTTGGTTCAAGGCTTTGATAGATGCGATGTCGGTGAGCTCTGAGTCCATAAGGGCCCCAGCAGCTGTTACGTTAGTTACGTCTGTTACATCAGCTAAGGCTTCGACACCGTCTAGCTTAGTACCGTCTGCAGCAACGTCACGGCCATCTACAGTGCCACCAACAGTGATGTTACCTGTAGCACCTAGTGCTGTGAAGTCACCAGCTAAAGGAGTTGTAGCTCCAATGACAGTGTTATCGACTGTACCACCGTTAATGTCAGCTGTTGTTAATACAGCAGAAGCAATAGTGAAGATACCGGTTGAGTCAGCAATGGAACCAGAAGCTGTACCATCGTTAGCTTTGATGTTAGTTACTTGTAGATTAACTGACTCAAGGAGACCAGCGAAGTAGCCATCCTTAAACATGAGTACAGCTGTGCCGAGATCAATGTCGTTGTTGGTGACTGGGTAAGCTACACCATCTTCAACACGAAGCTGTTCGACTGAGGCAGCGGCTACATCAACGTAGAAGCTGAGACGATCATTAGCTGTGTCCACTGCTAGTTTGTTTAGAGGGGTCGTAACCCCTGCATCACCGATAAGACCAATAACTGGTCCCTCAGCTGCAGTACCGTCGTGAGCATGCCCAGTGGAGTTGTTAAACGAAGCCAGTACCTGATCGAACTCAACGTTAGAGTCAGATGCCTGGATAACGTCACCGTCAGTGTATGTACTTTGGCGTGTATAGCCTGCCATTTGTCTCTCTCCTTTTAGCGTCTAGCCGCTGTAGTGAATTCTAGTTGGAAACCCTTTAGGGAGTAAGGGGACGATACACCGCTGTCTACAACACGGATGGCTACAGAGAAACCTGAACCTTCTACTGGTTGTCTAACGAGTGGATCAGTCTGACCACCGTAAGTGACAACACCGTAAAGACCGATACCGTAGAGAGCAGCTACCTTAGTCGAGTCAAAGGGGTAAGCTTCTGGTCTAGGTGATTGAGCACTCTCGTAGTCATACCGAAGGAATAGATCAGAGTTAATACTACCTTCTGGGGCGTAGTTGATAATGACACGTTGGAATGCTTTACGAATACCTGGGTCACCAGCTGTTAGGTCTGGGCTACGGTAGCGTCCAATGATAGTTGTACCATCAAAGGTGTTACCCTTCTCATCACGGTATACGTAACCGTCGTAAGAGCCATGTATGATAAAGAAGTCCCCGTTGTAGACCTCAGAGTCAGAACATGAAGTACGTAGACCCTTTGTAGTAGAGAACTCGTAACCCTCTGCAGTCCTTACGCAGATAACACCAGTAGTCGTTGAAGCTAGGGTATTATCCTCGTTAAAGGTAATGCGATATTGAGTCTTGTTTGAGATGACTACAGCATCGAATGATCCAATGTCTGTACGGTTCTGGAACAGTTCTTGGATTGGTTTAGAGATAGTACCTAGATCAACATCACCAATCTTATCAGTACCAGCGATAGTACGAAGACCATCTGGACCTAAGAATACAACATCACCAGCAAACTCTTTAATAGTCCAACCATTACGGCAACCAATCTCACGAGTAACTGGCTGGAGCTGGTAGTCAGCCTGGGAGCTACCTACTAGTTTATAGATACGGTTAGCTGAGAAGATGAACAGAGCGTCACGGAAGACGATCATACCAGTTACTGGGGAGTCAATAACGAAGCTACCAGCGCCATTAGCTACTGAGAAGTCATCTAGTGTCAGTGGAGCTGTAAAGATAATCTCTTGTGGGTTAGCTGACATACCCGCATAGAAACCAGTATTCTTAAAGACTGAGATGTAGTGTGGGTCAGCTGGAGCATTAGCGCCATTGACATCTGTTACAGCAGTACCATTCCAGTATGAAGCGTTATTAGCTCCATCAGCAAAGGCTAGTAGCTCTGTACCGCTGAAGTTGATACGACGGAATGTATACTTAAGAGCACCTGTGCGGCCTGAGTCAACAACAGTCCATGTCTGGTAGACTGGGTCAGTGTCGGAGTGAGCTACGTTAGCTGTAGTATTAGCTCCACGAGTACAGCCTGTGAGGGTAGTAGTTGTGAGGCCTGTGTAAGTGATCTGCTCAGTACCGATTAGTATTGTACCAGTGGTTGTGAAGCCTGTAGTGTCCACTACAGTAACGGTAGTAGCTACGTCGGTCAATGCTCCACTTACAGCGTTACTAGCGTCTGTAGAGCGGTATACGGCCTCTCCACGGGCAGCTATGACTTCAGTGCCATAAAGGGCTGACATAAGCACTGGCTCTGTATCAGCAGTTGTGAAAGGGACTATAGCTGAAGCCCACTTCTCATAACCATTGATACGACGGTAACCGCCACCAGTGTCTGGTTCGAAGTTCTCTAACTCAAGAGCAGCCCCAGGAGGGACTACGAAGTTAGACTTGTTGAGGATAAGTCCACCACCAACAGGGAACATGAAGGGGGAGAGGCCAGAAGTATCTGCCATGTTATATAGCCTCTCTTAAGATACGGAAGTAAAGCCAGACTGTGATGAGCCCGACCCACTGATTACAGTAGACCGTACGTAGTCAAAACGGTTGATTAGGATAGACTGCATGTTGTTAATGCCTTCGTTGAACCGCTGCCAGTTAAGTTGGTACTGGTCGGTCTCACCACGGTACTGATACGCATACGCTGTGGCACCGTCTGCAATGACTGCACGGTACAACTCAGGGATAGCCGGTACGTCTGTAGCAGCTGCAAGTGCTGTAGGGTTATTGTAGTACTCGTACTTGAGTGTGTATGTTTTGTCTGGGTAAGGGTACATGATATAGTTGTTATCAGGTGTACGTACAACAGAGCGAGGCACAGAGCCTTGCACGGTAGCATCATCTTCTTGGTCGATGAAACGGTCTACATACTCTTTATAGTCTAGAATAGTGAGACCACCACCGTTAGAACCAAGAGTAGCATCCTTGGTTAGGCGGAAGGTATCATAGTCAACTGTCTTAGCAGTCGCAGGGATAGAGTACCGGCTGGTCCCAGCTACAAGAGTCTCAGACCCTGTAGTGTGGTTGAACGGCCAGTTGAATTCACGGTGGTTGATGAAGTTAATAGAATCGTTTACAGCGTTCTTACATTGAACCTGAAAGCCACGAGCACTCCCGAAGCCAGAAGAAGTTAAAGTAACCTCGTTCATACGGGCTAATACTTCATTAGTAATATCTAGGTAGGTATAAGCCATTTATCACCTTGTAGGGTTGAGAACAGGGAAGAAGCCCCTCCGTTAAGAGGGACTCCTAGTTAGTCTTAGATAACGTCGCGAGCAACTTCAGCAGCGTTCTTTGTGTTCTCGTTGCAATCTACAACGATAGCCCAGATACGAACTGTAGCAGCAACAAGGCCAGCACCAGTAACAGCCAAGACAGCGTCGATAGTGTCGTCAGCAGATACGAAGCTAGGAACTACACCACCAAGGATGGTGCCAGCAGCTTTAGCTTGCATGTCAACAGCTGCCAAGTTAGCAGTTACGCCATCACCAACAGCAACAGTAGCGGAAGTACCAGCAGAACCAGCTGCAGTTACGAACTCGATACCGGAAGAGATGACCATAGTGTTAGCCAAGACAGACGGACCAACAGTGGTACCGGAGGCAACACCGAGGGTTGTAGTCTTTTCGACCATGTAGGCCTTAGACTTAAGGGAAGATGAGAGAGCCATTTAGAATCCTTTCAAGATATATGACTAAGAGGAAGAGGTACCCCAGTTTCCCAGGGTACCCACTAACTTAGGCCAAGTTGTACTTAGCAGTTACCAGAGCTTCTGGACGCAGAATCTTACGACCGTAAAGGTGCATACCACGAACGATGTCAGCAAAGCTGTCTGGGTCACGGTAAGTTTCAGTCTTGTTG